CGGAGCCCGCCCCGCCGCCTCGGCCCAGCGCAGCCTCGGCGGCCCGCTGCAGCGTTTCGTCCTTGTACAGGAGGTTCGACGGCCCGTGCTCCTGCCACAGCAGGCCGCGGAGGAACTTCTGCATCTGCGCCGGGTCGCGTAGGTCGAGCCTGTCGTTCGGGCCGATCCCCATCGTCTTGGCGATGTTGGCCGGCGCCGTCGGATGGCCCGGCGTCCAGCCGTTGGCCCCCGCGATGATCTTCTGGAGCGTGTCGGCCCCGCCATCGAACTTCGTCAGGGCGAGGCGGGCCGCCGCGCGCATGCCGGCTTCGGGGCTGTTGAACACGATCTGGGGCGAGCCCTGATCAGTGTTCTGCGAGGGCCCAACCATGCCCGGGAAGTTGCGGCGCTGCCACTCCGAGCCGGAGTACTTCAGGTTCCCGGGGTTGTTGTTGCGCATGCCTGCCGGCAGGCGGGAGACGTCGACGTCCTGGCCGAAGTAGTCCTTCGGCTCCTGCGCTTGAGGAGCCTCGCCCAACGGGCCGGTGCCGGGCGTGACAGGGCCGCTTCCGCGCTGGATCGCGCCCGCGTGCGGGACCGGAGCGCGCGGAGACGCTCCGCCGGAATAGCTGCCGCGGCCACCGCCGGATCCGCCGCCACCGAACCCACCGCCGCCGCTGCCACCGAACCCGCCGCCGCCTCCGAACCCACCGCCGCCCCAGGCGGCCTTCTGGATCAGCGACCCGCCGCCGCCCGTGGGCCCGCCGAAGCTGGAGGGACTGACGCTCGCTCCGCCGTTCTCCCGAACCTTCTGCAACTCGTCGGCGACCCGCTTCAACTCCTCGACCATCCGGTCGTGCTTGCGCTGGTAATCCGCCCCGCGCGGGCCGGCCTCCAGGAGCTTGAGTTGCTGTTCAACCTGGGCGCGGCGACCCTCCAGCTTGTCCCGCGGTGTCGCCTCGGGCCCGCCGAACGGGGACAGCTGATTGCGGAGCGCCTGCTCGCCCTCGTTGCCGCGCAGCCCATTCTTCTCGGCGTCCTCGATCAGGTCGGCCGTGCCCTTGAGCATCGGCCCGAGGACCTTGAGCTTCAGCCGCTCGGCCGCGGCGCCGATCCGGCCCATGCTCTGCTCGAAGCGGGCGGCTGCTTCCTCGGTCTGTTTGTCGAGGTGCCCGACCTCTTTCTGGACCTGGGCCAACGCCTCGGAGAACTTGCCCGACATCGATCCGGCGATGCGGGCGATATCGTCGGTGCCGAACAGCATCCGCGACACGCGCCGACGCACCTCCGGCTCCGGGATCGCCTGGATGCCGTCGACGGCGCGCTTGAGCGCCTCGTCCATGTTGGGGGCGTTGACTAGGTCCTCGGCGAGCTTGCCGAGGTTCATCGCCTGCAGGCCGGAGTAAGCCTCGCCCCACCGCCGGCGCAGGTCGAACATCGAGGTCGCGAAGGACGCGACCGAGCTCTTCATGCTGTCGGCCGACACGCCGAACCGCTCGCCGAGCGCCCCGAACGCGCGCAGCTTGTCGACCGCCACGCCAGTTTCCCGGGACAGCATTGACAGCTGCTGCGTCGAGCCGCTGAAGCCGCGCAGCGCCGACACCATGCCGGTGATCGACATGGCCGCGCCGAAGCCCGTCACACCGACCGCCGCGAAGATCGGGTCGAAGCCGCGCAGGACACCCTGGAACTTGCCGACCTCCTCCCGAACGCCGGCCCAGTCCTTCTTCCAGGTCGCGCCCTGCTTGGTCGTCTCGTCGCCGACCCGCTTGATGCCCTTCTCGAGCTTGGACAGCGGTCCGGTGAACTGATCCTCGACGGTGGCGACGATCCTAAGCTTGTCGTCAGCCATCCTCGTCCTCGCGTGGAGCGGGGCGCGGCATCAGCGCCAGGGTGCGGGCCATCAGGTGGGTCACGGTCGCCGCCGGCATCGCGGCCGGCGGATCGCGGAACGGCCACGCGTGGAACGCGAGGCCTAGGCGAAGGCAGTCGTCGACGGCATCGGCGGCTGGGCCGCCCACACGAAAAAACGGCTGAGGATGGTCCCCAGCTGCAGGATGTCACGGGCGCCGATCTTCATCAGCACCGGGGGCGGCGTCGCCGAGAGGCTGGCGACCAGCGGGAAGAACTGGTCGGCCGACAGCCCTTCGAGGAGGCCGAACTTGAGGACCTCCTCACCGGTGGGCTCGCGCAGGATCAGCACCTGCAGCGTGTCCTGTCCGACGACGATGGGCTTGGCGAGTGGATGCTCGAGCGGCCAGCTGATCTCGCGCGGGTCGCGGGAGGGGGGCACGGTGTCGGTCATCATCGCGCTCACAGCTCGTCGCAGGAAAGGCCGCGCCACTCGACGGCGACCTTGCCGTCGGCGGTGCCGATCTCGTGCGCCCCGGCCGACCACGCACCGGACAGGATGTAGTTCTTTCCGTTGGCGAGCTGGGCGGTGACCGTGATGTCCGTCATCGCGTCGAGTTCCGCGACGGACAGGCCATCTGTGGTCGACAGGTCGGCCTTGATGAACGGCACGAGCTGCGTCTCGATGAAGCCGTGCACGCCGTCCTGCCCAGCCACGGACTCGCGCTTGATCCGCGAAGGCGAGACGATGAGACCGCCGCGCAGGTCATACATCTTGCCGCCCGCCGTCAGGTAGGCGGTACCGGCGAACCTCTGACCCATGGTCGGGCCTCCAAAGAAAAACCCGCCACGAAGGACGGGTCAGATGGCAGGGATGGGTGGAGGGCCGATCAGGCCGCGGCGGCCAGCGGGAATTGCAGGCGGAACTGCGCCTTGATGTTGAGCCGCCGCAGCTGGTTCACGACATCCGGCGGATCCAGGATCTCGACGGTGTTCGACTCGGTCGCCGAGCGCGTGACCGAGAGGTTGGCGATGTACAGGTCCGCGTTCTCGACCAGGCCGTCGAGCTCCATCGCTCGGTAGTCGGCGACCATCTGACCCTTGATCATCAGGGGCGTGACGATCGCCTTGCCGGTCCCGAACTTGGTCCCGTCGTTGGCCAGCGCGTGGCGCGGAAACTTGTTCGTCAGCGACTGCCGGACGCGGGTGTAGCGCTCGTCGAGGGTGGCGAGCGTGGTCACCACCTCATAGGCGTTGTCGGCCTGTCCGTAGGCGTTCTTTTGGTAGTTCGTCTGCTCGCGCAGGATGATCGGCTGGTTCGTCGAGCCGCCGTAGACGTCGGTGCCCTGGATGGCGATGCCGACCTGCGCGAGCGAGTTGAGCTGCGCCTTGTTCCAGCGGTAGTCCGCCGGCGCCGGCAGCACCCCGATCAGCGGCAGGGTCTGGAGGGGCTGCGCCGCGTAGGCGTTGATCGAGAACGCGGCCGCCGCGGTATAGGCCGCCGTCCACTCCCAGCCCGGGCTCGGGCTCTGCACCTCGAAGCCCATGGTGGAGATCAGCGCCGAGTTGTTCGACTGCCCCCACAGGAACGTGTCGGCGTAGGTGCCGCGCCGCGCCGAGAAGATCTGGCCGTAGCTCTGGCGGTACGGGCCCCAGCGTCCAGAGTCGGTGAAGCCGTATTCCTGGTCCCACACCGCGTAGGAGCCGCTGTCGTGGAACGGCAGGCCGACGAACTTGAACGGCCGGTCGAGCAGCGCGGCGATCGCGTTGGTGAAGTCGGGGGTGCCGGTGCCACCTGAAAGCAGGTTGCCGGTCGGATAGGTCAGCGCGAGGCCGGCCGGGAGGGCTTCCCCGCCATAGGTGCCGCGATAGCTGTCGAGCACGGTGACGCCGTTGCCGGTCAGCCCCTTCCACTTGCACGTCAGGGTGACGACGGCCGCCGCCGCGGTGGCGGTGACCGGCAAGTCGGGGGTCGCGGTGATCGCGGCCGCGATCTTGGCGGCCACGGTCGCGGTCGTGTCGGCCGAGACGATCGCCACGGGGACGAGCTGGCCGGCGATGTACAGCGCGAGCGTGCCCGCGACGGTCGGAGCGGCGGCCACCGTGATCGTGCCGGTGGCCGCGACGCCGGCGGCCGGCTCCGGCACCGGCAGGCAGATGATCGGCACGCTGGTCACGCCCTTGAAGGCGGTCTTGAACATACGCGCGAGCATGGAGCCGGCGCCGAACTGCGCGTCGGCGTCGTTGTTCGTGCCGCAGGCGACGGCCACGTTGGGCTTCGCGCTGCCGGCGGCGATCGCGTGCCCGACGAGCAGGATCCACTTCGGCGAGACCGGCGTCCCGGCCTGCGAGGGATCCATCTGAACGTTGGGGCCCGGGAGCTTGTAGTTGTCCGGGATAGTGGTGATGCCCATCGCGGCGTCTCCTTAGGAAGCGGCGGCGGGCGCTGCGGCGCTCGCGGACGAGGTGGCGGGCTTGGCGGAGGTGGAGGCCTGCGGGACCGGGGCGCCGCTGTCGTGCAGCTCCTCCAGGAGGCGGATCGTGCCGTCCCGGGCGAGCGCGAACGTGAACTGGTCGGCCGGCCAGCGGGCGGTGCCATCCGCCTCGAAGCCGGTCTGCGACGGGAAGTGCTTGAGCACGCGGAAGCGTGCCTCGGTCGCCTCGACGGCGACCGTGGTTTCACCGGCCATGGCTAGTCCTCGGGATGAGAGCGGCGCGGGCCGGCTCAGGTCGTGGGGATGTCGATCGAGAGCCCGATCGAGGGCGTGCCCGGGCCGACGCCGGCCGGACGGGCGGTGATGACGACATGCTCCAGCACGTCCGGGATCACCGGCTCGTAGTTCGTGCGGGCCAGGAAGGTGATCTCCAGCCGGCCTTCAGCGAAGTACGTCTCCCCGTCCTGCGGGAAGACGCGGCCGCGGCGGACCTTGCTCACCGCCTCGAACAGCGGGGAGCGCTCCGGATCGTCGAGATCCTTGCCCGGGTCGACCCCGCGCACAAACGTCGGGTCGGTCAGGAGATGCGAGCGGATCCGAGCCACGATGTCGTCGAGATCGGCGTCGAGCTGCTCGGGCGGCTGATGCCCGATCACCACCGAGATGCCGATCGTCACCTCGCTGATGAAGCGCGGCGGCCCGGTGTTGGCCTCGTCCTCCGGCGTCTCCAGCTCGTCGACGAGGACCACCAGGAGGGCGGGCAGTTGATTGGGCTGGATCTGCGGCCGCGGCTGCTTTCGGATGGCCTTGACCGCCAGCCAGTCCTGACCGGTGAGACGCGCGACGATGGCGTCGCGGATCTGCGTCGACGGAGACGGCATCACTACTCCGGCGGCTGTCCACGCTTCAGGGTCAGGGTAGCCCCGCCCTGGCCGTCCGGGTCGATGTCGTCGATCCAGAGGGTGCCCTCGTCCGGATAGAAGCCGGCGGCGGGGATGCGCACGAGGGCGAGCTGCTCGGGCTCGTACGTCCAGTCCGAGAGGCGGATCCCGAGCGTCAGCACCGTCGTGTTCAGGCTCTGATCGCCTTCGAGCGCGATGCTGGTGTTCTTCACCGCCCACACGCCACTGGCGTTGAAGGGCAGGCGGGTCGGCGACGATGCCAGCGGCGTCACCGTGACCGGGCGCCCGAACGCAGTGATCCCGGGCCCGAGCGCGAGGGCGGCGAAGTCGATCACGCGGGCTTACTTCGCGGTCGACTTCTCGGCCGCCGGTGCGGCCTTCTCCTCGAAGGCGGTCGCGCGCTCGGCGGCGATCAGCGCGTCCGCCTCGTCGGCGTCGAGCTCGACCACCGAACCGGGCGGGACCTCGTCGATGGCGTACTTTCCGCCGATGCGGTTCGAGAAGGCGTCGAACTCGAAGGGCGTGTGCCCCTTCGCTGGGATGTGCAGCGTCACGTTGGTGACGATCTTCTTGGTGGCCATGGGTCGAGGCCCTCGCGATCTCAGGGTTGCGGACGAGGCGGCGCCGTTAGGGGCGCCGCCGGATCAGGGACGCGGCGGCGTCAGGCGACGGTCGCGGAGAAGGTCGCGTCGACCCAGCCGAGCAGCGGCAGCGGCGCCGACTGCATCATCGAGAACCACGCGGAGGGGTTCTTCTCCTTCCACACGCTCGGGAAGCGGGCGAGCGGGGCGAGGCCGGCGTCGGCGTCCATGATCGCGCCGTAGGTGCGGATGCCCTGACAGCCGACCGTGTTGCCCATGATCACCGTGTTGTCGGGCATGAACTGCTGCACGTTGCCGGCGGCATCCGTATAGAGCTGCTGGTACTGGAAGCAGTCGAACTCGCCGATCGAGCCGAGGTACTTCACCTCCTCTCCGAGGCCGCCGCCGGTCACCTTGCCGGCGAGGTCGACGTTACCGGAGGTCTGCCGATAGGTGTTCATCACCCGGGTGACGCCCGGGCTGTTGAGGAAGTAGTCGGCCGCCAGCGGGTCGAACACGACCACACCCGGGTGGAAGCCGGAATTCCGCTGCACCGTCTTCGCCCAGGTGCGCATGTTCTGGTACGGGTCGACGCCCGTCTGGTTCCAGCGCAGCGCGCCGGTCAGCGCCACGGTATGGGCAGCGTTCCGGTTGAGGTCGACCAGCACCGGCGGGTGATCCTCGCCCTGGCAGGTCATGGCGCCGTTGAGCAGCAGCTGCGCGGCCATCCACTCCTCGGTCCGAGTGATCTCGTCGTCCTCGATCAGCATGTTGTCGTAGAGCGCGAGCTCGAACCGCTGGGTCGGGGTCATGTTGCCGAGCAGCTGCTCGCCGACGCGGCGCTTCAGCATCTTCTGCGGCTCGATCATGTGGAGCGGCTTCACGTAGGGCGGACGGAAGCCCATCGTGGTGTAGCCGCGCGAGCGCTGCGGCTTGCCCTCGACGGTCGGCACCACGAAGGGGGCCAAGCGCCGGGCGCGCTGCACCTTGTCGAAGTACACCTCCTCGGTATCGAACACCTGCTCCATCGTGAAGAACAGGTTCAGGAGGACGGGCTTGGCCTTGTCCAGGACGCCGAAGGCGCCGAGCAGCTGGGCAGTGGAATTGTAGTCGATCGCCATGATCGCGGGCTCCAAAAGAAAAGGGCCCGCGACGGGGCCCTGCGATCTACCGGGATGGGTGGAAGCGGATCAGCCGAGGACGCCAACGGTGCGGGCGTAGATCCGGGAGCTCGCCTGCCGCAGGGCGGCCTGCAGGGTCTGGATCGTCCAGCTCACGTCGAGGAACAGCTTCTCGGCGGCGAACTCGCCCTCGTCATAGGCGGGCCCGACGGCGTCAGCCGCCGAGGCGTCGAGGTCGGCGGCGAGCACTGCCGCCGGCACCTGCGATCCGTCGTTGGCCGTCTTCACGCAGGGGATGTACTTGTCGGTCGCGGTGACGCGGCCGAGCAGGGTGCCGCGCGGCAGGACGGTGCCCGCGGCGTTCGAGCCGCTGGCGACCGTCACCGGGCGGTGGCGGATCGGGAGGGCGCCCGCGAAGAGCGCCGTCGGATCGTAGGAGGCGAAAACGTTGCTGGTGCCCATCGCGGGTGATCCTTCGCTGTGCGCTGTGGGCGCCGATTACTTCTTGCCGAGCAGGGCGCGCGCCTCGGCGGCACCCTTGTCGAAGTCCCGCGCGGCCGGCACCGCGCCGCGGTACTCCTCGCCCACGCCGGCCGCCGAGGCGGCCGCGAAGGTGGTGTTGCCGCGCTTCTTCTGGCGCTCGGCCAGGCGCTCCAGCACGAGATCCTTGAAGGCACGCACCGAGGTCTCGCCGTTGGCGTGGCGCTCGCCGAGGTTCGGGAAGCCGAACTGCTTGGCGATCTCGCGGATCTTGGCGCCGCGGACACGATCGGCCCGCACCGCGACCTCGGCCGCCTTGCGGACCTCGGCGGCGGTCAGGGCCTTGCGCTTGCCGGGCTTCGGCGCGGCGCGCTCGCCTTCTCCGTCGTCCTCGTCGTCGTCGCCGTCACGATCCTCGTCGTCCTCGGCGTCATCGTCGCCGCCGTCGCGCTCATCGTCCGAACCGGCGTCGCCATCCTCGCCGTCGTCGCCATCGCGCTCCTCGTCCTGGTCCTCGTCGCGCTCGGCATCGCCGTCCGCGTCCTCTTCGGTGTCGGACTCGTCCTCGCGCGCGGCCCGGGCGGCCGCCTTACGGGCGGCGGCGCTGCGGGCCGCGGCGAGGCGCTTCTTCTCGGCCTCGAGCTCGGCCGGGGTCTTGGCGCGCTGGGACTTCGGCTTGGTGGTCTTTCCGGCCATGGACTTGTCTCCTCGGGCCTTCGGGGGCGGCCCGGAGGCCGGGTTGCGGGTGACGACCAGGCAGGCGCGGAGCTTCGGGCCGTCGCCTTCAGCCTGGTCGGAACGGATCTGAGAGGCGGCGTCGGCCGGGATTGGGACCGCGGAGATCTCCAGCGGCTCCCAATCCACGACGTCCCAGCGAGCGACCGTGCCGTCGTCGGCCTCGGTCTTCTCGACCTTGTGGACCCAGTAGCCGACGCTGACGTTGCGGATGACGCCTTCGCGGATCTTCTGGACCGTGTCGGCGACACCCGGCGCCTTCGACAGCTGGATGCGGGCGAGCCCGCGGCCGTCCTCGATTTTGGCCGAGCCGGGCACGACAGCGCCGATGACATTGTCGCAGCCGTAGGAGCAGTGGCTGTCGAGGAATGGGGCGCCGAGGTTCAGGCGCTCCAGCCGGATCGCTTTAGGGTCGACCGATAGGACCTCGTCGTACTCGGTCCCGTCCCACCAGTCGTAGCGACGGACGCTCGCGCCCGTCGTCCAGACGATCTCGATGGTGTTGGTGTCCGCGTCGAAGCTCTCCGCGCGCACGGCCGCCAGGCGGTCGAACTGCGGAAGCTGCACGATCCCTTCGGCCGCGGGCGGCGCCCCGGTTCGGGCGGGAGAGCTCGGGCTCTTCGCCCGCGTCCTCGTCCTGTTCCGGTTGCTGGACCCCCTTGGCGTTGGTGCGCCGCGGGTCCGAGTCGAGGATAATGCCAAGGTCGTCGACCTTCACGTTGAAGGCGCGGATGCCGTCGAGCACGTCGTCGGGGTTGCGCCCCTTCTCGGCCACGACGTCCTGCCAGGTGCGGAAACCGTTGCGGACCTCGATGGCCGCGGTCTGAGCGTCGGCCAGCGGGTCGACCCAGGCGAATTCGGGCGGCGACCACTCGACCGGCACGTATGGAAGGTCGATCACGCCCGCGAGGTAGGCGGCCTCGCACCACCATTCCCAGATCGGCTGGAGCGCCATCTGGATCAGGATCTGCCACTGGATCGTGCCGACGAGGCGCCGAAACTCGACCAGGCCGCCCCGCATCGAGGAGAAATTCACCTCGGACAGGTCGCCCGAGATCAGCTCGGCGGGCATCCGCCAGCCGGCCGCGATCTCCTGCAGGCGCTTCGTCTTGTACTCGCCGTAGCCGCCGACCGCGGTCGGCGCGTTGAACTTCACGTCCTTTGCGCCGTGCAGCCGCGGGATCATGCCGGGCTCGAAGCGCTCGACCTCGCGTCCGTCGGAGTCCTGGACCCGCAGGCCGAGATTGTCCTCGTCGTCATCATCGGCGCCGAGCACGAAGCCGACGACGCACGCCTCGGTCTTCTTCCGGACGCTCTCGGCGAGCTCGTAGTCCGAAAGCAGGTTCGTCGGCTCCATCGCCGGCGTGCCCCACGGGACGCCGCGCGTCTGGGTCCGCTGCAGCTCGTAGACGTGCAGGACCTCCTCGGCCGGCACGGGCGCGGAGATCATGGGCTCGCCGCCGTAGAAGTACGGCAGGTTCCCCGGGTGGTAGGGGTAGAGCCAGTAGGCGCGCCGCTTCTGGCTCGCCATGTCGATCTCGACGCCCTGGATCGTCAGGCCGCCTTCGCGCAGGACGCCGTTGCGCATCGGGTCGAGGAAGTCGGCCTCGAGGAGCTGAAGCTCCAGCGGCACGTGCCCCTTGCCGCGCTTCTTCACGTACCGGCGGCGGATCAGGGAGTCGCCGCCCTCGACCATCTCGCGGAACAGCAGCGCCTGCAGGCCGTAGAAGTCGAGCTGCCCGGCGTGATCGCAGCGAAACGACCAGCGCTGGAAGGCCTCCCAGATCTTGCGGTCCCGAGAGGGCGACCCGGTGACCGGCCGAGGCACGATGCCCTCGCCGACGACGTTCGACACGAGGCTCGCGGTCGCCTTCGCGGCGTACGGGTTGTTGCGCACGAGCCAGCGCGACTTGTCGCGCAGGGTCCGAGCCTCGTTGTAGAGCTCCGCGTCGGCCGAACGGACGGCGCCGAGCCACGTGTCGCCGTTGCGGCTGCGCTGCGCCGCCTCGTAGGAGCGCCGCCGCGCGCGGGGGGCACCGGCACGGTCCGGTTTCGGGCCCGCGACCTTGACCTCGCCGGCCATCAGCAGCGCCGCCCGCGATGGGTATAGCCGCGATCGAAGCTGGCGAACCCCACGTTCGACACGCGCTGACCGTTCGCCCGCGCGAGCTGGCGGCGCAGGTAGCCGAGCACCCTCATCATCTCCTCGAAGGAGCGATAGGTCGCCGACTTGCCCTCGTAGCTGACGCTGAGGACGCCCTGCGCGAGGGCGTCCTCGATCGCCGTGATCCGGGCGGCGTAGTCTACAGCCATGTCGACTGCCTCTTCCGGGGCGGCTGGGGCGCCGACGATTTCTTGGGTTCGGCGCGCTGCACCACCACGGGGCGGGGCGCCGGTCGCTCGGTTGGCGGCGCCACGACGACGGCCTGTCCCGGTTCGGGCGCGGGATCGTCGTCCAGCTGCTCCTCGGGCTCTTCGCGTTCGGGCAGCTTGCCCAGCGCCACGTAGCGGCGGGACAGGCTCTGCAGCCCGCACATCGCCACGTAGGCGTAGACGAAGCACACGCCCGCTTCGTGGGCGGCTTTGGGCTTCTCCCACTCGGTGAAGCCCTGGCGCCGCACCACGAGCTTCTCGCGGGTCAGCTGCTCGAAGTACTCGGCGTCGATCGGCCGGGAGCCCCGCGCTGGCACGAGCGGGAAGTGCACGTAGCGCGGACCAGGATCGACCAGCGGCAGCGAGCCGTAGGCGAAGTCACGGGCGGCGTTGCCGCCGATCATGTACCAGGACGAGCCGAGCTTCGTGGACGCGAGCCGCGGCCACACCTTGGTGCGGGCGCCGCGTGCCTCCGACTTGCCCTTGATCGCCCAGACCTTGCGCTTCCGGCGCTCAGTGCAGAAGGCGTAGGTTTCAGCCGTGTGGTGACCACCGGAGTCGATGGCGGCCGCCTTCACGCGAAGTTCGGTGCCGTCGGACTTCCTGAAGGTCCGCTTCAACAAGGCGTCGAGCGACTGCCAGACGCCCGGCTCGGCCGGATCGCCCATCAGGACGAAGTGGCCGATGAGCGCGCTCTCCAGCCCCGGGCCCCAGCCCCAGATGCTGCCCTCGATGCGGGCGTTGCCGCCGGACTGGACGTCGCCACCGAGCGTCAGGGTGGTGACAAAATCCGGGACCTCGGCGCCGTATTCCTCGCAGCGCTCCACGAACGCCGTCGGCTTGATCTCCTGGCCGTAGGTCTGCCGGTACGGCCGGCCGAGGCGCAGGTTGACGAACGGCTGGACGAGGTTGGCCGGATCGTCCTGCGCCTCCAGCCACTCCTGCACGATCACCGGCCAGGCGGCGTTCGCGTTGAGCGACATCCCGGTCCAGAGATGGAAGCCGGCGTGCCCAGGGATCTTCGGCGTCGCGGTGGGGCGCCAGTCGCCCCGCTCATCCATCCAGGCCTTGCTGCCCTCGTCGATGATGCAGCCGCAGGTCCCTTGGTACCAGACGGACTTGAGCGAGCGATCCTCGTTCAGATCCCACTTCAGGCCGTGAGGCGTGTCCTTCCCACCCCAATCGAGATACTGCCAGCCGGAGAGCTCGCTAGCGGCCTCCGAGCACTGCGGGCAGGGCACGAAGTAGCGCCGCTGATCCGAGGCCAGCCAGAGCTTCCAGACCCGGCTCGTCTCCTCCAGGAGCGGCGTCGAGCCTCGGACCTGCTTGCGGTTGTAGAAGGTCTCGCCGCGGGTCCAGAACAGCTTGAGCTTGTCGCCCTGCGTCTTGGCGCCGGGCGTCCAGCCGTCGCCGTCGATCTCGTCGGCGAACAGGAACCGTGCGGAGTAGCGCCGGAACGCATCGTCCGAGGCGGCGCCGACGACGCGCACGAGGGCGCCGTTCGACAGCTGGTAGAACGTCGCCGAGTCCTGTTTCTCGCCCTTCCGGACGGGCCGCAGCATCTTCGCGAGCACCGGGGTCTCGCGCAGCATCGGCGCGATCTCGGTGGCGCCGAACTCCTCCGCGTCATCCTCGACCGGCTGCGCGACCGCGCAGAGCGTCGGGTCCTGATGGAGGTGGTAGCCGATCGCTAGCGTGGCGAGCCGGGTATAGCCGACACGGGCCGCCTTCAAAACGGTGACCAGCGGCAGCGTCGGATCGCACATCGCGTCCATGAGGCCGCGCTGGTACCCGTAGAGGGTGACCGGCCCGCTCTCGGAGCCGGTGCTCTTCGGGATCCGGCCGTGTTCCTCCGCCCACTGCGAGCCGGACATGTGCGGCTTGAAGACGAGGGCCTCGTCGAACAGCCGATCAAGGTCGGTGCGCGTCGCGTCGCGGCCAGCCGGGTACTCACCCCGCCGGTGGGTTCCGATCCGCTCCGCCAGCGTCATGGTCGGGGTCGCGTCCTGCAAACCACCGCTGCGCGATCTCCTCGCGGGCGGCCGTGAAGGCTCGGTTCATCTCGGCCTTGGCCATCGCCTCGATCTCGGAGGCGTTGGTCATCGTGGCCGCCCGTCCGGCGACCTTGGAGGCCATGTTCGACAGCCCGGTCCGGAGGACCTGGCAGAAGATCGCCATGTCGGCGACGGCGTCGTGCCGGGACACCACCGCCTTCAGCGCCTCGTCGGCGTTGATCTCGGCGACGATCGCGTTGGCGACCGCGCGCCGGCAGTCGGCGTCCTCGCGCCGGGCCTTGCTGCTGTCCCTGGTGCTGTCGTCACCGGCGTTCATCGCCACGTTCTCGACGGCGCGTTGGATCCGCCAGTCGATTACGGCGGCCGTATCGAACTGCCACTCGACGCCGTTGCTACCGCGCTCGACGTAGGGGCAGCCCTTCTCGATCCAGTTCGTGACCGTGTTGACGCTGACGCCGAAGATCCCGGCGAGATCGGCACGGTTCACGAGCCGGCCGTCGATGGCGCCGGACATCAACAACAACCCCTGTTTTCAAAATTTCTCAGAGGGTGAACCGGTGGGGTCCGAATTCCCCTCACCGGCACCCCCCTCCCGGAAGGACCCTGGATTTGGCCAGGGAGGGGGGCACTCCGTCTGCCGTCCGGCCCGCCCTCAGGCACCCGGATGGCCCTCCGGCGGCCTCCGCGGGCCGCTGGAGGGCGCAGCCCGATCAGGCCTTCCGGCGCACGTCGTTGACGACGAAGCGCTCCCAGGCCGCCCGAAAATGCTTCCGGTACGCGGCTGGCACCACGGCGCCCGCCTTCTCGTAGTAGGGGAAGCGCTTGGTGTAGCTGACGCCCTTCACGAACAGGAAGATGGGCACCGCCCACTTCTGCTTCTGAAGGTAGATCCCGTCCGGCGCCTTCCCGTGGTTGCGGAAGACGATGTACTCGACGTTCCGTCCGACGTTGCGGCGCTTCGAGCGCGCCGTGGTGTTCTGGTAGCGGTCGGACTGGGCGCCAAGCGCCGAGAGCATGCGGGTGATGAAAGCGCCCGACACGTTGCCGTTGCCGTCTCGCGGGCAGCGCGTGCTGGGCACAGCGAACTCGCCGGCCAGCATCACGCCCTTGCGGATCAGAAGGACCTCGAACCGCTTGTGCCGGCGCGTGCCGCCGGCGACCTGAGGCCCGAGGAACTTCCAGGCCGGGATAGACCCGCTGCCTTCCTTGAAGCCGAGTTCGGCCTGGAGCCGCTGCTTCGTGGCCGGCTGGACCATCAGGCTGTTGAGCGTGAACCTCGACGGCTGGTCGAATACGGACCGCATGGTCTCGCGCTCGGCCTCGCGCGCGTCCTTCATCGCGTTGGTCAGTGCGACCGCGGCGACGAACGGGACCTGCCGGGCAGCTCGCCCAACGGCCTCGGCCTTGAGGCCGAACTCGCTGGCGTCGAGCTTCAGCATGGGATCAGCGCCCGACGGTGATGGTCTTCATCTGGCCGGAGATCGGGTCGAGGATCGTCAGCGTCTGGGCGGCCATGGCTGCGCCTCAGCGGATGACGGCGTGCGTGACGCTCGCGAGATCCGGCTCCGGAAGCCGCATCTGCTCCTCGATCCAACAGACGGCGTCCGTCAGCCGTGTGAACGCAGCGACGAGCTCGCGCTCGAAACCACGATGCTCCTGACCGCTCTCACGAACCGCGTAGCCGCCGTGCGGGAGGCTTTCGATGTTGAGCGAGCGCGGGCGGATCCGCAGGTTCGTGTGCTTTTCGGCCATGCCGAGATCTCCGAGGGTCAGCAGCTCTGCATAGGCTGTGAGACGTCGCGGCTCTGCTGCACCAGGCGCGTGGCCGGCCGCTCGACCAACAGCTCGGCGGCGTTGTCGAGGACCAGGACCGTCACGTCCCGGACGCCGGCGGCCGCGCACATGCGGATCAGGTCGTCCTGCCAGCGCGTGGCCGTCGCCGGCTGCAGCTTCTGCGACGTGCGCAGCACCAGGATGTCGCCGTGCCGGACCTCGAGGCGGTCTAGCTGGCGGTCGATTTCTTCAGCCAAAGGGCTCACCGGACGATGCGGGCATGGCTGCCCGGGCGGTTGACGTGGGTGACGACGCCGCCGGTGATGAACACCACCTCCGTGCGCCCGAAATAGGCTTGGTTGTTCAGCACGTAGCTGACACCGCCGCCGGACCAGCGGCGACCGCGCGGCGACGGGATCTCGTCGGCGTTGAGGCCCTCGGCGATCGCGCGGACCGTGCGTCCTGCGCCGTTCTCGGCGAAGATCCGGCGGACGACGACGGCGCGCTCCTCATCCACGAGGAGGCCGCCTTTGCCGTCCGACAAGTAGCCGTACGGGATGCGTCCGCAGCTGTAGCCGCCCTGGCCGGCCTTCTGCATGCGGCCGCCCTTGGTGCGCTCCGTGATCGTGTCGCGCTCTTGCTCCGCGAGGGCTGAAAGCACGCCGAAGATGAGCCGGCCGGCGGCCGAGCCCGTGTCCATCCCTTCCGAGATGCTGCGGATGCTCACCCCGTGCTGGGCATCGAGCTCGCCCGATGTGCCTACCGCGAGCGCGAGGGACCGGGCGAGGCGATCGAAGCGCTTGACCAAGAGCACGGAGAACCGACCGTCAGCGGCCAGCTCCAGCACCTTCGCAAAGCCGGGTCGGTCCGCCGGGCGGGTCGTGCCGGACACGCCGGGGTCGGCATGGACGGCTACCAGCTCCAGGCCGACCGCGTCCGCATACTTTCGGATCGCGTCCTCCTGCGCGTCGAGGCCGAAGCCCGACTGCGCCTGCTCCTCGGTGGAGACGCGGATGTAGCCGACCGCCCGGGCCCGGACTTCTTCGCGCTGGGCCGTTTGGACCGCATTCCTACGAAGCGCGCGGCGGGCGCGAGCGCTACTTGTAGCCACTCGCAAACCCCTGTGATTGCTGCGCTTTTCGGATCGGATTTGGCCGGTGTCTGATAATTCAAGAATTATCAGGCAAAGGCGGTTTTCGAGGCCTTCAGCAGGCCGGCGTGCCGCGCTCGGCGACCGCCTCGAGCCGCCGGCAAGCGGTGTCGAAGTGGCGCGGATCGGCCTCGACGCCGAGATACGGAAGCCCGAGCTCGGCACAGGCCTCGCCGATCGGCGACGAACCCATGAACGGGTCGAGCACCGGGCCGTCGATGATCGCGAGCAGCTCGCGCATCAGCGACACGGGCTTGGCCGCCATGTGCAGTTTCGCCCGCGGGACCGAAGCCCGATAGGCGCCTGGCGCGATCCGGCCAACCGAAGCGCGGTGGCCGTTGGTGCCCCAGACCAGGAACTCGGCCTGATTGCGGTAGCGCCCGAGCTGAGGCCGGACAGCCTCCGTCTTGTCCCAGGGCACGATGCCCCGCCAGACGAGGCCGGCGGTCTGCAGCGCGTCCGTGGTCACCGGCAGCTGACGCCAGTCCGTGAACGCGGCCAGGATCGCGCCCGGGCGCATGCCGAGCCGGGCCCGGTGCATCCACAGGCCGGACCACGCCAGGAACGAGCGTTGGTCGCGGTTGTCGCCGACGAACTCGGCCTGGAGATGCCGGTACTCGCTCGACTGGTACTTCTGGCTCGGCGCCCGGATGCGGTCGCCGGCGTGAAGGCCGCCGCTCGAATAGGGCGGATCGGTCAGCACGCCGCCGATCGAGCCGGGCAAGAGGGCGCCGAGCACGTCGAACAGGCTGTCCGCGCGGATCAGCGTCGCCGACCCGATCTGGACGGTCTCCGGGAAGGAGAAGCGCAAGACCCCGCACCGATCGCTCGATGCGGGGTCTGCGAGCGCGCCGGGAGCTGGCGCGGCACGGTGCGACGGCTGTGTTGCCGCCTCGGAATGGTGTTCGGGCATAACCTGATGCAGGGTGCCCCGGCGCCTGCAGGCGTGGCGGGGTGGCCTCTGTAAGGCCTTACTGCGGTCATGCGTGTCCCAAGCACGCGGTTCGGAGTGTCGTAACCACTCCGGCTCCCGCCTCTTTTCAGAGCAGGATCAGTCTAGGCCGATCGGGTCGGCTCTACCAGCGCCCGCGATCGGGCCCAGGCGATCACGGTCTGCCGCAGCCAGCCGCCGAACATCATCGGTCCCGCAAGATCCGGCCCCACTCGTCGAGCAGGGCCATCGGCAGCTGGTAGTTCGCCTCGAGGACGATCGTGGCCGCGGCCGCGTAGATCGCGACCAGCGACCAGAGGTCGAGGTAGGGGTGCGGCTCAGAGCGCATCGTCACCCACCAAGTCCTCGACGATCGCCTCGCGGTCCTCGTCGGAGTCGGCGAGCCGGTGCGCGTGGATCTCTGTTGCGCCGTCGGCCGCGGCGAGCTCCGCGGCCTCGGCCATCGTGCCGCGCCAGCCGGCGCCGACGATGCGGGCGAGCCCGTCATCACCCCGGCGCACGCCGAGGATCACGGCACCGGGTGCGTCAACGTCCGTGCGGGCCTGTGCCAGCGTGTAAACCGCCACGACGTAGCGGCGGCCGGACTGGCCACGCCACGCGGACAGGTCGAGCTTGGAGCAGCGTTGCCCGCGCAGGCGCTCCTCGCGGATCTCACGGCGTACCATGCGATCCCCTCGGGCTTGTGCGAAGGCGGCGCCCCAGGCGACGCGGCGGTTGGAACTCACGGGCGGGAGCCGCACACCACCTTGGTGTAGCGGCCATCGCCGAGCAGCTGCTCGCGGGCGACGCTCGTCTGGCCCGTCATGAGGCAGGCGAAGACGGAGGGCGTCTTGACGGTGATGACGTCGAGCGCGGTCTCGCGCGTGCAGTCCGGTTGCGCGGTCGAGACGGCGCACACCAGGATCAGGGCGAAGACCGTGTTCATGCGGCATTCCCCAGGCTGATAGCGGCGATCAGGATGCAGGCGGCCAGCGCGAAATGCAGCGCGGCCAGCAGCAGGACATCGCGGGACGACATCGCGGCGGCACGCGATGGATGATCGGCATCGAGGCCGGCGACCCCGAGCAGGATCACGACCGTGACCGCGATGAATGGCAGTGGCGCCTGGTCCGCGATCCAATCGGGCATGTCAGGGGGCCTCGCCGACGGACAGAGCGCGGCCAGCGTGGACCGGGCGGCCGATGCAGAGCGGCGGCGCGGGATCACGCCAGGAGCGAACCGGAGCAGCGCGACGCAGGCCGATAAGCAGGGCGAAGCGTGCGAGGACACTCACAGCCGGAAGCCCTGCAGGAAGGCGCGCCGGACCTGCACGCAGTCGGCGGCGTTGCGGCACTCCTCGCCGATGACGGCGGCGATCCGCTCGTGCATCGCGCTCGGCGCCTTGGACGCATAGGCATCGAACGCGTCGGCCGCAGCCCGGAGGCTGGAGGCGGTCGAGCCGACGACCGGAGCGAGCTGCTCGACGGCCTGGTCGACGAGATCGGAGGCGCTGAGGTTCATGGAAACGTGGCCCTCAGGCGAAGATGCTGCCGAGCGCGCCATCGAGCGCGATCCGGATCTGCAGGCTGCGGGCGCGGAAGCGGATGTCCGCCGGCGCGCAGTCGCACCGTAGGATCGCGGCACACATGTCGAGGAGCGCCGTGCGCTGTCCGGAGGTCATCGGGCGATCCCGAGGCGCTTGTGCGAGATCTGGCGCCAACCCTTGGTCGGGTGCAGCACATGGATCGCGTCCTTGCCGTACTGGATCGCGGCGATGCGCTTCGGGGCGATCGCGTTCCACGCGGCATCGACCCGTGCCCGGTAGGCCTCGGTCAGGTTCATCTCTGGCTCGCAAAGAAAAACCCCGCGGGAGCGGGGCTGTGGATCGGTCGAATTGCGGGGTTCGTGGTTGCGAACGCGCTGAACACGCTAGGCATTCACGCTAGGAAAGCGGCGCGGGAGGTTTCTGACGGTCCTCTCGTACGGTCAGCGGGTCGGGCGGTAATGCCCCTCAGCAGAGCCCGGCCCGCTGCTGTCGATCACGCCGTCTTCGCGGTGCGTCGCAAGCGTTCGCGGTGGCGCAGGACGGCGGCCGGGACCGGCGCTGGCTGGCGGCGCGGAGGTCCTGAGCCCTCCTGGTCGGGCCAGTGCCCAGTGAGCTCGCGGTAGAAGCGGCGCAGGCCGTCGCGGATCTCGTCGCGGTCGACCATGAACGACTCGGCGCTGTGCCGATGGCTCGGCATCTGCAGCCGATCGGCCTTCGTGCAGAGCTGCCGGAGGCGCTCGGCGATGTCGCGCTCGGTCATCGCCGGGCGCTGTGCGCGCGCATCATGAGGGAGATCATAGCCGATCGCCTCCTGCACCGCATCGCTGAAAGGGGATGGCCGGATCACGCCCCGGCCGGCGCGTCCGTGGTCGCACGGAGACGGCTCGGATGACCCCGAGAGCGAGGGGACCTGTGTTTCACGCCGTCGGTTCGGCGGCCCTTCCGGGCATCGTGGAGGGTGAGACGTCGGCCGGCACACCCGCAGGGCTGAAGCGCAAGCCTGTAGCTCGCGCGAGGTCTGCGATGATGTGAGCTTCGGTTCTGTCCTCTCGGCCGCCCGTGACGTGCGGCCATCTCCCGTATTTCAGGGATCTCGGGGCGTGAACACAACGTGCGGCAAGCTTGTCCGGGGGCTCGAAGCGTTGCCCAGGCCCGGCTTTGTGGGGCCGCTATAGGTCAGACTGTCAGGGTCAGAGCGGGCGAGGCCGTCCGCATCAGAGGTCGGCCGCCTCGGCGAGATCAGCGCTTCATGGCCGGCCTCCCCGAAACGACAACGGCCCCGCGCGGGGTTTCCGCCGGGGCCGTCTTAAACTTCTGCGCTGTCCATATGCGTCAAGCGACAAACCGCAGTCAAGTGGTTTGTCGCTGGCGAGTTCTCAGCGGAGAGGTGCGGAGTAGTTCATCACCTCGCCGGGCTTCAGCTTACCCGCCCTCTGCTGCTCCTCGACCCAAGCCGAGTTCGGCAACTCGCCCGTCAGTTCGACCGTATGCCCTGGCTGCGCGAAGGCGTGGAACAGGTCCATGGCTGAGGCTTCGCTGTCAGCGTTTGCGATCATCCGGGTCATCTCCGACATTTCGTCGTGATCGGCCGGCGGCGAGGTTTGGGAGGCGATGAACATCGGCATCCCGAGAACATGGCGTGCCGTCCTCCCGATACCAAGGTTCTACGTGACAGCTGGGCCCAAGAACGACCCGGATCAGGACGTTCCGCCGGTTGCGGCTTGCAGCGCCGGAGCCGCCTTCGGCTTGCGCGGGCCGCTCTTCCGTCGGTGAGACAGCAGGTAGTTCACGACTTGGTCGACACGCTGCTCGCGCAGGCGTTTGCGGCTCGACTGATTGTCGAGGATCCGCTTCGGCTTCGCCGCGTCTGTCTCCCCCGCCCAGGGGCGCTGAGCGGCCGCCGGCGGCAGCACGGCGATGGACGCGAGCTTGCCGGAGAGCTCGTGTGCCAGGAGGTCGAGCCCAGCCCACCAGGCGGCGTACTCCGCCCGCTCGATCAGGATCGACTTCGGATCGTCCCACTCCAAGACGCAGTAGGCCCCGCGCGGGTACCGATCCTTGCCCTCGGCGCCGACCTTCTCTTCCACCAGCTGCGGGCGCAGCCGCCCCTCCTCGTCCGTCTTCATCGTGGAGCGCAGGACCATCACCAGGGGGCGGCCTTGCTTGTCTACGACCGCCGCCGGCTCCGGCGAGGCGGCGAAGGTCGGGCGCGCGCCGAGCCGGGCGCGGATGCGCACGATGTCGACGAGCTGCTCCATCGCCCGCGTCATCGGGCCCTGCTGATCCTGGCCAGCCGGCAGATCCGGGGCGAGCCCGAGCTCGCCCTCGAACCGGTGATCGGCGAAGCGGGAGAGCGCGAGGACGGCGGCTTCGACGATCAACGCGTCGGGGTGCGGCTCACCCATCGCGGCCGGGAAACCGGGCTCCCGGGTGAAGTTCTCGATGCGACCGCCGTGCTGGGCCATAGCGAACATCGGGCAGACCGAGGGGAACTCGCGCATCCGGAACGAGCCGTCATCCTCGCGCCGCTTGGGCAACTCGTCGGTGAACGCCCAGCGCAGCACGTCCTCGATGTCCATGACGCGCTTGTTCGGCGTCTCCGGACGGCGGGTGCCGATCGGCGGGGCGTGGACGCGGCTCTGGCGGATGCCGCCGGCGTGACGGCCGGGCGAGGTGCGCCGATCCGGCGCGAAGGTCTGGGTGGTGCTCTGCGACTGGGCCGGCACGGTGTATCCCCAATGCTGTGCCGGTTCGAAACAAAGCGGCAACGGCATGTTGATCCGGCGCCAGTTTTCTCAGTGTCAAGCCGAATTCTTCTTGGGCATGCTGCGCAGGATCGCCGCGTTGATGCCGGCGGCGATCTGCTCGGCCGCTTCATCTCGCAGCCGGTAGGCAGTTGCTGACTTCCAGCCCATGCCGCGACAGAGCTCCTGGAAGCTTTCACGCTGTGCGCGGCAGCGCGCCCAGGCGATCAGCACGTCACGTTTGGCGGTGAAGTCCGACGCCGCGATGTTGAGGTAATCGTTCGGCCAGTTCACCGGCCGGATCTCGGCCGGACCGCGCACGCGCGGATCCGTGTGCATCGCCCGCTTCATCCAGAGCAACACGTCGCCGCTCGTCCAGCTGGGGGTGTGGCCGAGGGCGGGGTGGAGCGGAGGATCTTCCTGGCGGAGCGGCATCGAACGCGGTGGCGCGGCCGAGATTGCCGCTCGTCGTTCCTAGCATGTTCCTAGGCACGGAACCGTGGCAACTCGGCGATGTCGCTTTGGGTGCTGACCGAAGAGACGTCGATCGCAACTATGATCCGGCAAATGCTATGCCTGCCGCGGCATTAGGTGCGCGTCCCGCGTCGTGATCAGGCCGCTGAGACAGCGGATCGTCTCTTGGCGGATGTGGTCATCCTCGAAACCGGCGCCGAGGCTTTCAAGCGGCCCCCGATTGCTCCACGCATTTTTCCCACTCCACTTCAAAGCTATCCTGACGTCCCCGATTGACGTTCTTGTAATATCCTTTCTGAATTGTCTTCGTGATTTCTCTTACCCAGTCAGCATCTTTGATCTTGCCTCGATAGTCAAAATCCTCGCCAAAGCTTTTGCTTTCCTCGTTAATGTCGACAATTATGTCTGCAATGAAGATCGAAATCGAATTTCTGAACGCGCGACCAAGCCTCTCATCTCGAACAAATGATGCCGGATCATTCATTATTTCTCTGAATTTGTTATCCTCGAAGAGCATTTCGCGGAGAATATACATCAACATATATCGAGTGAGTTTATACTGAGCGAGCAAAGGCTCCCTAAATTTGCCTAGCTGCGCCTTTATTTCATCATCTATAATTCTGAGCATAACAATTCTGTCCGCAGTAACGTATGGCCTGCCGAACAGAGCGCTATGCTTATCTTCGAACACTTCATATTTCCGATGAGTCCCCCAAGGCTCTCGAAGATCGAAGGCCATAAGGTACAAGCCCGCCTCCTCGTTTGAGATAGGCTCGCCCGCGGCCGAAGTCTCACCGCGCTTGATCTCGAAACTATACCGACCCTGATAATGATGCGCGAACTCGGTACGCAACCGTATCTGAATGGCGTTATTAGACTTGAAGTCGCGGGAACGAACTCCATTCTGGTTGTTTGAATATTCAGTAATCTGCTTTGCTTCGTCGGAAGTCGGGTCCATTTGAATGAATTTTGTTAATAATTTTAGATCGTCAGTGATCGAGGCCTTGTTCCCATGCAAGGATGTCACGCTCTGACATCCGTTAACCACATAATAACCGCCAATCTCGATTTTTTCGTCATCCATTTTGAGATGTTTTGTTATTACAGTGATCCCATTATGAAATAATGGGAAGTTACGATGCGTAGAGCTGTCTTTAACACTTCGAACAAGATCCTTATTCACGCTTGTTCGACCTAATGGTCCTCGCACATTATAAGTAAATAACGATTGGTCTTCGATGCCATCGAGCTCCACCAGCTCGCGCGCTCTTATTGGCGCGATAACAGCCTTGGTGCCTGTTCCAGCAATATGCTCGGCGCATTTCACTCCGAAAATATCAAATACAACTAGCTTTTGCTTTGGAAGGTTGCGTTCATCTGAAATATAATTTGAAAGCAACTCCTTCTTCCCAATAAAAGTAATCTCTTTTGCTGTGCCGGTCAAGAAAATCGGCGCCATTCCGGTCAAGATCTATATTTGCAATAAACTCACCATGCAACTCATAAGAAGGTAGTTTCTCTAGAAGGCCAGAACGCCTGATCAGCTGTGCAACCTGAGCACTTCCTGCGGTATGCATGAGATGTTCTGCAGTTTCAACGGATTGGAATTGCCGAAGTGTTCCGAGAAAATTTCGGAGCGCAAAATCTCCCAAGGCTGTATCTGATCTGTGCGAAATTTTTGATTGAAAGATAGTTATGGTCTGACTGTTATCATTGATAAATATGCCGTCCACTCCCTTGTCGCCCGGTTGATCGCAGACCGCATCAACAGCTTCAACTTCCTCCAGGCGGTAATACTGCGCTAAATACCAGATCAAAAAAGACGCGCTCTCTGACCGCTTTGGAGCCATGTGCTCGCGAAAATTTTCAAGTAGCACAGGATAATCAACGTCGATTGTCATAGGTGGACCTGAGACGGCGCTTCGAAATAGCCCCATCCTGTCATGCGGGTATCGAAGTCGGCAAGGTTGCTTTTCGAAGCATGGCAGATCCCCAGCGTTGATGAAGGCGGCGGTCATACCGCCTCGCTATGCAACGATGGGATTGAGCAAGTGAATGCGCTGTGCAAATGCGACGCGGGGCAGGCAAGGTATTGCCCTAACATCCTGCTCATTCTGCCGCCTGCCGCGCCGCCTGGGCTCCGGGCACGCCCAGCCCAATCGCCTTCGCGAGCGCCGAGCGCTGCGCGGCGTAGCCGGGCGCTACCATCGGGTAGTCCGCGGGGAGCCCGTAGCGCTCGCGGTACGTCTCCGGTGTGAGGCCGTGGGATCGCAGGTGCCGCTTCAAGGTCCTGTACGGCTTGCCATCGATGAAGCTTTTCAGGGCCTCGTCCCGGATCGACTTGCGAATTTGCACGGGCGTCGGGCGCTCGATCGCCGGTTCGGTTGCGACCACGGCGCTGGCAGCTGGCGCGGGCGCCTGGAGCGCCACCAGGCCGTCGTGGACCTGGCGCATCAGCATAGGCAGGTCGGGTGCGGCGACGAGCTGGCGGCTGACGTAGGCCGCCACGATGCTGGCGGTGAGATCGATGAAGCTGTCGGGGGTGTCAGGCATGGATGCTCTCCTATGGGGGTGGGGCGGCCGGCAGGTCCGCGCGCCGGCCGGGCGCGTTGGGTCAGTGGACGTCCTCTTCGTGGTCGGCAGGGATCGGCACGCGCAGGCCGATCTTGCGGGCGAGCTCGTCGCTGATCGGGATCCGGCCCCACATGGCCTGGCCGCGGCCCTGCGCTTCGGCCGCGATCCGGGCCCTCTCCCGGAAGCGGTCGTTCGCCCGGGCCATGGACGCGCGCTCGGCGGAGATCTCTTCCTCCGTCTGCTCGGTGATCACGGACTCGCCGCGCATGTCGGCTTTGACCGTCTCCCAGTGGGCGACGGCATTGGCGCGATCATCGTCGGTGGCGCCGGTGTCGTAGAGCTCGGCGCCGAGGATGATCTCGATGCGGGCGAGCTCGGTCTCGATGTCGAGCAGCACGTATCGGCACTCGCCCGCGACCTGCGCCATGGACGGGCAGCTGTGCCGGTCCCAGATCGTCTGGACCTTGCTGCGCGCGAACCGCAGGCGGGCTTTCTCGATAGCCCAGGTCGGCTGCTCGGCGAGCGCCTCGGCGTACATCCGGACGCGGACCTCGGCCTCGTCCGCCGATCCGCTGAACTGTGCCCAGCCCATCAGCAGCGCGAGGATGATGTCGTCGGCCTGGTCGCCCGGTGTCGCGACCAGGCTGGCGCGCAGCTCGTCCCTCCGCCGCCCCAGGGCGGCGTAGGCGCTAGCGTCCGGTGCCCGCGTGGCGGGCATGCGCTTCCGGCGCCGGTCGGTCGGATGATCGTCCAGCCGGCTGCTGAACATCCGGATCAGGGTGTCCATCTGCGCGGTGATCAATGACGGGGCCGAGATCTGCTGCGGCGCGAACGGTGTCACGTTGGGCATCGGGAGCTCCCATGCGGCGGAGGAAGAGGGCGATCGCGCCGTTGGCGGGCGGGCGCGGGTGAGCGGCGGCGGCAGCGCGCGGCCGAGCGGCGGGTGACGAATGGGGGTCGGC